GTTAATTCCGTCAGAGGAAATTGTCTTATAAAAACGATATTGCCATTTGGCAAATCATATTCTTCGTTCGTATATGGAGTTTCTTTGAAGCGGCGACCACCCACATAACTTTCAATAAAATCGGTAATGTAATTTATTAAACTATCAATAAGGGCATCATTGGTCGTGCCAGTAATACCCAAAAATTCCTTAACTTTTTCTTTGGTTGTTAAAGCGTAAGCAATAGTCGCCATAAAAATTATTTATTTTTTCTCTTTATTCTTGGTCGTCCTCTTGGTCGTCCTCGTTTTCCTCCTGTTCGTCTTTTTTTTTACCCTCAAATTCCTCGCAATTATCCATACCCATAGCTTCTGCTTCCTTTTCAGAAATTTCTTCACCTGCTGTATATTGCCGACCATCTAAGAAAACATTGTTTTTTACTTTATAAGACATAGAAATAATTTAATCTTTTAATAATGATATTTTATCTGTTAGGTGGAGGGGTTTATGGGGGTTACCACCCCCTCCACCGCAGATAACGACCTTACAAACTACTAAGTAGCGGAGGTCTGAAGAACCGCAAATGCTCCTGGCAAGCCAACCGCGATTGCGTGGCGAGTAGTAACCCGAACCGCTGACATATTCTTTTCAAACAAATTGTCTGAACCGACAGTCGCGTGTTCCGAGATATTTATCGCCATATCGTCACGGACACCCCAGTAAAGGTGCTTCAAATTACCGAAAATAATGAACTTGGTTGAAACAGCAGTAGCGGAAGGCATTTTATCTGAAAGATACACAGGATATCCCCAGAGGGTGCCTGCAACAGCAGACGGAAAACCTTGTCCTGCGATACCTGTAAGAATAGGGTTAGCCGCAGAAATAAAGTAATCCCCACCCGTAGATGCCTTTTTCTTCTGAACAATAGCCCATACAGTTCGGTGCATTATGAAAGCAGACCCTTGTAACGCCCACGGCTTAACCTGTGAGATTAAGTCACGGAGGTTATCTGGAGAGGCGGCTTCGGCAAAGGTGTCATCACCAGTCGGCGCAATTACGACATTCGTGCCAGAGGCATTGAGAATGCCAGTAAATGGAGAGCCAGAACCAGTAAGACCTTGCTTATCCGCTTCGCCCGCTATCGCTTCCGCAAAAAGTTCGGTTAGGAGGTCAACCACATCAACATTCGCATCTGCCAAAAGTTCATTGGTCATAGCAGTAAGACCCACGAGGGTTTTACTAAGCAACGCAACTTCTTCAAATACAGGTTGAGAGGGAGTTCCAGCCGCACCTTCACCTGGATACGATACGGTCACCGCTGAAGCAAGGCGAGGGACACGCAAGGTGTCGTATCTCATAGGATATCTACGAGAGAGTTTTGGCACGAGACCAAAATCCTCTACGATACGATTTACCTCGGCAGCCCATTCTTCAGGAACAATGAAGCCACCAGCCGAAGCTGTGCCTTCATTCATCGCTTTGAAGCTCGCAAGAGTAGCATTATCCTTGCGGAAAAGTGCTTTTACGAACTCAACGACTTTGGCTTTTTTGTCCATTTTCTCAAGGTCTTCTTGCGATTTCCCGATTAAATGGGCAGGAAAATTGCCGAACCTTCGGTCAATTTTATCCAAGCCAAGTTCCTTAACCTTTGCGTCAATCGCTGTGCCTGCAATATTGGTAAGGAGGTTTGATAGTTCTTCTTTGGTCAACTTTAAGTTGTCCATAATAAGAAAAATCTATTTATTGCCTTTTGAGAATGCGATTTAGAACCGCATTAGAAAGCTCATTTTGTCTATCGGCTTCCCTTTGATGGCTCCTTAATTCCTTTAGAGTTTCCAAAGAAATTTCTAATTTACCACCATTACCCTCCGACCTTTTTTTCTGCTGACCCCCAGCAGGGGTATTACCGCCCTTTTCAGGTGGTTCAGTTGCATTAAGCAACTCATCCAATACGGCAATACTTTGTTTCATAGTTGAGATAGAACCAGAGATTAAATCTCGGTTCTTTGCGGATAAAATCCGTCCTGCTTTCGTTTCTACGCATTTCACGCATTTTTCTGGTCGGCATATCACCGCAGATACGCCATCGGTTAATTCTATGGTGCGTAAAGAACCCTCCTCACATTTGGAAACATCCTCTTGCCGAAAACGCCAATTAGCTTCCGTTTCATCAACTTTGTCTGTCCTAAAATCGTGGTCTTCCGCCCATTTCTTTGCGTCAGTAAGGGTTGGAAATATCTTTTTAGAAAGAATTATAGTTTGGATAAAAGTGCCTTCTTGTTTTTGAAAGTATTTTATTTTTCCGTCTTTCATCAAATCACAAAATTGCTGGTTATAAGTCGGCTTATCGGGGTCACAAAATATAGCGCCACACGCTTGCGGATTATATTCAGGATTATCTGGCTCACATATAGCGGGTTTGGTTTCTTTGCATTTGTCGGGGTCATAATCAGGACTATCTGGGTCGCAAATGTTTTTCGGTATCACCGATACATCTAATCCTTTCGCCATAGCAAGGGCTAGTGCCTGCGGATTAGCGGGAACAGGCACAAAAGATAATTCTAAAAGTTCGGCTTTAGTAATGGTCATTCCATTTCTTTCTTTCGGAATAAAGCCAACTGATACGGTTTTCAAAATACCATCGGCATATAATCTGCGGACTTGTTCCGCTTTAGGATTTGCTTTTTCATCTGCGAAACGCCCAGAAATAAGCAATCCCTCCATTTCGCTATTAGGCAATTTACCTATTTTGGTATTTTCAGCAATGCCAATAGGCAACTCGTGATATTGGTGAGCCCATAAAATAACAGGGTTTTTCAAAAAATTCTCTAAATCCCAACCTTTCGGGTCAATAATCTCCCCGTCCCTATCTACATCGGCAGTAGAAGCGATAACATCAAATTTGTTATCTTCCTTAATTTTTACTATGCCTTTTAGGTATTGTTTCATATTTTTATTATACAATATTCCCCCTATTTTTAGTATAGCATAAATCAAGACGCAATGAGCCGTTTCAAATACACAACATAATCCGTTCCCTGCAAAACAACCCCAATCAATTCCCAACCCAAAGCCCCCTGATTATTCAAAGCATTTTCAATCTGTGCCAGAGTTGTGCCAACAGCAACTTTTACAATTTTATATTGCCATTTCATAAAGGATTATCAGTTAAAAGATTAAGCACATATTTTATTCTGTCATCTGTATATTTAACATCAACCCAGCCGATAGATGCGACAATCTTTGCCTTGAAATTGGTATAGGATAGTTCAGTAACGAAAGTAGTTTGAGCAATAACAATTTCATCAATTTTTGTTGCGGTTGGTTTTCCGTTAGTTTCAAAATCTGTCTTATCAGTATTCTTTGCATCAATGTCTGCTTGCAATCCATTCGGGTTTTTTTCTAAATTGGTTTTGTATAAATATGGCATAAAATTATCCGACAAGGAGTGAGAAACCCACCTCGCTTGCCGAAGTTACCTGACAATAAACAATCAATCTATAATTGATGTAAATGTTTTCCAAAAACATCGGCTCTGTCCCGCCTTTCTTGCCATACATAATAATATCGGGGGCAGACGGGATTGAAGCGGGAGCGTCAGCAGGCAAGTCGGTCAATATCAAAGATGTTCCGACAACATTCGCCACCAAAGTTTCGCTGTTTGGTTTCGTGCCAGCATAGACATTGTAACTTACTGCCCCCGTAATTGCCGACCACGAAACTGTAACCTTGTTTGTGTCGGTAGTTGCCCCAGTTGTTACAAACTTATTACCCAAACTTGGCGGACTTTCCAATCCGTTTGCGTCAATCGCAGTTAAGCGAACATAAATCTTTTGACTTCGTGGTATGTTTCCGCCTGTCGTTGCCGCCGCCAAACTCGGTTGAGAGGGGTCGTCAAGCGTAGAAATATCTCTGTCAATATAAATCTCCCAGATGCCGTCTCCTGTTTTTGACGAAATAGTAAATCCCGTAATCGGCACTCCGCCAATATCAACATCAACAATTCTTATCCTTGTGTTTGAAGTTGATATTTGTGAATTGGTTGTAAGTGGTAGTGCCATATTTTTATTATATCAAACTATAAGTTATATCAACATTTCGGGTATAGTTCGTTAGAGAAGTGGAAAAAATATCAATATCAACTTTCTTTCCACTATCAATAACTATACCTTGTGATTGGTTTGAAGCGAAAAATCTAATGTGTTTTTTGTTTGCTATCTGTTCAACTTCTTCCATTAAAACTTCAAATCCTTGTATCGTAACTTGTCCTGTAACGGTGGCATTTGTTTCGGTTATATTAGTAATTTCCAAAACACCATAATCATCTCCTTGAAAAATCATTACTGCTCTCCGCTTATCAACTCCAAGCGGTGAAGCGATTGAAATTGTGCCGACCCTCCCCGTAATTCCGTTTTGATTGGTATAAGTTATATTGATATTAAAAGTTGCCGTATTTACCAAAGCGGTAGTAACTATAACATCAATGTTGCTGAAAAATCTGTCCGTTTCCGCATTGAAAAGTTTTACAAAAGTGTTCGTGCCGAAATTATATGTCGCCAAATCTTCTCGGACTGCCAATCTTGACCTTGTCCCAGCCGCAGACGACAAAGAACTGAAATTGTGTATCAACATTTTCTTTCCAGTCGGCACAATAAATCTAATAAAATTACGCCAAGTGCTTACGACAAGAGGAGCAAAAAGTGCTTGGCGATATAAACTGTGGGCAGGAGAAATTGCGGCTTGAGATATCGTTCCCGAAATTGGTATAGGTATTCCACCTGTTTGACCTTGAACATTTACAACTTTGCTTGACGCTGTTCCCGCATTACTAATTGTATCTATATTATCCTGTATGAGTGTTTGTAGTTTGGTTTCAATATCATCAACAAATCCCTTAATCGCAATCAATTCTGTTTTTGTCGCCAATAAAGTGGTTTCAGTCGCAAAATCTTTTGCATTGAGCGTTGCCAATGCTCCCTCAATACCATCAGTAAATCCTTCCAACCCATCAACAAATCCTTTTATCGCTTGAAGTTCCGCAAGCAAAGATGGGGCTTGAACAAAAGCAGAGTTTTTAGTGGTAGCCACAGGGTCGGCTTCCACATCCATTCTCGTATCACTATCGCCATCTTTTATTTCAACCGCGCCAATTTGAATATCACCAGCGTTTATCGTAATATCCAAATTCTCCAAAGTCGTAATTATCGTATCCAGTTTTTTCGTAACAGCGTGTAGGTTAATATCATCACCAATCGCCACTACCGCTTCCAATGCTTGATAAAATCTTTTCCTATCCTTCGTTGCCAAAATAACAGGTATTGCCTCACTCGGTTCGGAATTGCTAATCCGCATAGAGGTAGGAAATTCCTGCTTAAAATCTTCGGGATTAGTAATTTTGGTATCTATTTTTGTCGGGAAATGCGTTTCAGGAAAATTCTGAACTTCAACTTTGAAAATCTGATTTTTAATTTCACCACACCATTTTCCGATGGTAAGGGATAGGGAAGTTATGCCATCGGAGAGGGCAGAGAACCCCTCAAAAATTTTGTCAAAGAACCCCCCTATCCCTTTAACCTCCACTTCTTTAGTGGGATTAAGAACTTCCACTTTGGAGGTTTCGGGGAAATTAGAGATAGCCACTTCTTTGAGTGGCTCGGTGGGGTTAATTATTTCGGCTTTTATTAAATCTGGCGGCTGCTGATTTTTTATTTCCGTCAGAGTTTCACCAACCTTTTTTAATTCATTTCTAAGTCCAAGAAGCGGAGGCAATAATTCCGCTTTTAATGCCTTTCTTAATTCAATTTCCTTTTCATTATCCATAATCTATACATAATTGGTTCAAATCTATGCAAATTTACCCTAATCTACTCAAAAACAGGGAGGGTAGTGCAAACACAATTCGGGTGGACAGGGGGTTGGTCAAATGTTTCACCGCTTACCGCCCTAAATTCGGCATCAATATCCACCACATCACCATCTAAAGAAAGGCAATCATCATCTTCTGGGTCAACCACCAACCACCTCTTTTTGGTCACCCCCGCCTGTTTATAGGCATCCACGCCAGCGAAATTGGCAGAAGCAGACGCTTCGGTGCGGGCGGCTCGGTCAGAGCGATAATCCCTTTCCGCCTCATAAAAAGTGCTAACCCTTTCCGATAATTGTTCGGGAGTTTCTTTTTCATCTAAACCAATCTCAATTTCTTTGAGTAATTTATCTGCGGTAGTTTCATCAAAAGTTCGGGAAAATAAAGCGGCTCTTTCGGTAAGAAATTCCAATCCCTCTGGGGTAGTCGGGTCATAAGTTCCTGTGGCACCAGTAATGAGAAACGCCTGCTCACCTGCCGTTTTAAGCCAACTTCTTATCCGAGGTGTAATTAAACGAATACCAGTCGCTACCGCAGTCCTGCGATTATAAATAAAATCTTCCGGTGCCTTAATAGAATACTCGGCAGGTTCTAATGCTTTGGTTTCCTCTTTTATATTTTTCAAAACCTCTTTTTCTTGGTCAACCAGAAAATTATCTAAATCTTTGGCGAAAGGTTTTGGTTCAACATCAAAAAATGCTTTCCAAATTTGAATATAATTTTTTACTGCCAACTCGGTTAATTCCCTCGCTGGTTTGGTTTCATCTTTCTTCATTTTTTCAGCAACAAAATCATTTATGATTTTATCAATTTCACTTTCTTTCTTTTTCTTCTTTATTCTCGGTTTGGGACTTTGTTTAATAGGTTCGGTGGTTTCGTCTATTGGGATTTGCGCTAAAGTGCCAAAGAATTTATTGCCCTCTTGAGTAGGAGGCAATCCCTCCTTTTGCCTTATCTCATTTCTGGAAAACCATTTATCTATGCCTGCGGTGTATTCTGCTATAACCTGTGTCCTATCTTCTGGGACAGGGGAGGTAAAATGAAGCCATAAATCATCACCAAATTCTGGGACAAGAAACTCATTTAAGGTATCTACAATCCTTTGCATTAGCGGTTTAATTGTCCTATCCGCGAAAACGAAATTACTCGCTTCGGCATTAGAGCGGTTTACATCTTCCACAATACCTATAACCGATTTTGGAGTTCTAAATAAAGCTAAAATTTCATCTCTGCCAAAAGTTCTTTGTGCCAAGAAATCCATATCCTTTTGTGACCTCGCTAAATCTTGCCATTTTAATCCGCCAGAAAGGATAAGAGGTTTATGAGCATTTAGGGAGGTTTGATATTCCTGCTCAAATTGCGCTCGTAATCTTTTATATTCTTCATCGCTCATTTCAGCGGGGCTATCTTTAATAAGCATTCCATCTGGTCGTGCGGAGTTTTTGAAAAAACTATAATTCCAAACCCTCGCCTCATTATCGGTTTGTATAGCCCATTCAGCGGCTTCAACCACACTCATACCTCTATGTGGAAATGGGTGGTTGCCAAGAGGATTAAAATTTTTGAAATGTAATATCTCATTTGCCTTAAAAGGAATTTTTTGACCCTGCTGATTATAAACATATCCCGATACCAATAAGGGATTTTCTTTGCTTTGGATTATCTGAACATTATCGGGTCGTAAAAGCCAAATCTCTTTTATATCACCCTCACCATTTTTATCTCTCGCCAAAAACCAGAAAGCATTACCATCTAAATCAAGAAATGCTTGCGTGCCTACAAATAAATCTTTCATAGTCATTGTCGGATTGACCTTAAAAAGTAAATCCAACAATTCGTTTTCTTCGGTTTCGCCATCTCCTTTCATCAACTTCAAATCAATATCACCTACCGCTTCTGAACGCGCTTGAACACAAGCAAAAACCCAATTTCGGTATTCGGTCAGGTTCTTCCTTTCTTTTACGGAAGCGCCAAGCGACCACCGAGAAGTGGGTAAAATTATTGAAAATTGAGTATTTAATTGCTTGCCTCGTATAAAATTGAAAATGTCTTTTATTTTCATAGTGTTTATTCCCCCCTTTCGTTTTTAGTATATCACAAAATTAAAGCGAGCGTATCATAGGTATAGAATGTTCCAATAAAATACGCATAGAAATCTCAAAGGCATCTACGCAGTCATCATATCTCTCTGTGCCGAAATTGAGTAATTGTATTTCCAAATCCTCCATACCCTCCCTGCCGAATAAGACCTGCTCATTTTCAATATAAGGCAGGGTGGTTTCAATTCTCGCCCTCTTATCTTTGGTCTGTTTGATTGAGATAGGTTGTATAGAATATCTGCGATAAAACTCCTCAATAGCCGCTCGCTGATACGCCACATCTTCAAAACCCAATAATACGGCAAGGTGAGGATAAACCTTGGTATAGGTTTGATAAACCGTATAGATATTTGAAAGAGTTTCATTAAAATTCCACCGACCATAGATATTTTTAAGATTATACATTTTCTTATTCCCGTCCTGTGCCAAAACATTTATAGCGGAATAATCCGCTTCGTCTTTCTTGCTAATCGCTAAATCAACCCCTATGGCAATTCTTCTCAAGGTATCTTTCGGGACAGAAGAATAATAAAATAGTTTCTTTACTAATTGTCCCTCCCCGACCATTGGCTTTAATAAATACTCTCTTTGCCAAAACCTATCCTTTTTTAATTCGGCAATTTTATCGGGAGTATAAAAATCTTCCCAAATAGATAAACTATTTTCATCAAGCAAAGGATATTCTTTTAGAACGCCATTATGCTGTTCTTGGATTTTTGTCTTAACTCTGCTCATTAAACTATCGCTATGAAGCATATTGCCGATTAAAACCATTTTCCCGATAGTGACATCCATAGCGGGTATGACATCAGAATAAAACCATTCGTAGGTTTTATCTCGCTGTTCTTTGGTTCGCACATCTTCTATGTTTTCCACATCATCAGCGACCACCAAATCAGGGCGAAATTGTAAATGCCGTAATCCTCGGATTTTTTGTCCTCGGCTTCGGCTCATAATACGAACCCCATTTTTCAGAAAGATATTAGTCGCTGTCCATTCTTCCTTTCCCTTAAAATCGCCAAAATGAGTGCGGATTTTTTCATTTCCCTCCAATTCATAAATAAGATTAGCGATAATGAGTTTGGCTTGGGTAAAGGTATCGGAGGCAAGAATAATAAAATTCCTTTTTTTGAAAATAGCACACCAAAGAGGAAATGCTAAAGCGGATATGGTGCTTTTTGCCGAACCCCTAAAGGCGATAACCTCTAAAAAATGAACATTATCATTTTGGAGGTCGCCATAAATCTCACGCTGAAATTCGGCAATACTCGCCTTAAAATAATGGCGGAGGTAAATAAAAGCGAAAGCCATTAAAGAATTTTCAGCAATATACTTTAATTGGTCTACTTTATTTTCCTTCTCCAGTTCTATTAGGTTTGGTAGTTCGGAAAACATTTTCAATAATTTTATCTAAAGCGGCTTTTTCTTCATCACTCATTCCGCTTTCAGTTTTTAATTTACCCAACTGCCTTTCAAATACTCCTGCGTCAAAATGAGTATCAAATATCTTTTTATCATTATCAACTAATGCCTTTAAGGCAATCGTTTTAACCATATCCGAAGCCGCCTTTTTAATAATCACCCTCGTAACCACCCCCTTTTCATCTTTTATTTCGCCCCACTCATCTTTACTCAAAACCATTACCCATAATTGCTGGTCAACCGCTTTCTTTTTCCTATCCATTCTGGCGACCGCTTTGGATAAAACCTGCGTTTCAATATAATGAGCATCTTCACCCTCAATCTTATGTAATAATTTATTTACATAATCTTTATCCATTTTATACCCCGCCCTTTCCATAGCGTCCTGCATTTCATAAATCGTAATATCGGGTTGCCTTGCCAGCACCACTTTCATCAACGCCATTATTTTATGTTCTTTATCTTTAGATACCCTCATAATTTCCCTTATTCTCGGTTATTTTTATCCGAAATAGAAACCTTGCTTATGTCCTAATAATACATCTTCATAGCCCAATTTGTTTAATACCCGCTTGATTTTAAGAAGTGGAAATGCCTGCCAACCCAGATTATACTCGCCAAATTGCTTTTGTATCTCGGTCAATTCCACAAAACCCTTATTTTTATGCTGTATTTTTTTAACCGCCAAAGCGGAATTTTCTCTTAAAGAGCTTTCCTCCCATTCATAAACCGCCATTTCCTTAAATAAAGAAGCGATTTTATCTCCCAAAATATGATTAGCAAAGGCAGTCCGAGTATTATTCTTTATGCGTTCCCTTTCGGTATCAAATACCGATGGATTAGAAAAAATCTTATCCAAAATCCTATATTGTTCTTCTTCGGTTGAGAATAAATACGGATAATCTTCTTTTGGCACCAATTCAGGAAAAGTTATTGCTCTCGGTGCAACTAAAATCTGACCAAAAGCCAAACTCTCCAAAGCGGAAATACAAAATGTTTCGTGCTGACTATTCGTAATGTTTAGGTGGCAGGTAGATAATTCTTTCAAATAATCTTCGTGCTTAGAAAATGCCTTGCCATCTACGAAAGGATAAGCGAGCAATTTATTAAAATTACTGGCATTTGGATTAGTGACCAATACTCGGAAATTCTTATAAGTCGTCCATAATTGAGCGAGCATTTCAAAGGTAGTGAGATAATTCTTATAATCTTGGAGGCGGTGATTATAAGCGATTTTAATAAATTGCGTTTCTGGGTTCGGTTCGGGATAATTTTCGGGTATCAAGGCGAATTTAATAATTCTATAAGGCACTCGTATATTCGTGGCAAGTATTTCCTGTTTCACATCGCAAAACATTTTATAGCAATAATCGCTATTAAATAAATTCATATCCACTAAAAAACTACCCATACTTTGAAATTGAACCGCCCTATAAGTATCTATGGGATAGGGCAGGGTTGGGTGGATAATGTAATGGTGCTGGTTAATGATTTTCGGTCCCGACATTTCAATATCAAAACCAGTATACAAATTCTTAAATAAATGACCTTGTTCTGGTATGTGGTTCCAAATAATATCAGGCGTAAATAAGCGAAATAACTTGCGCCAATAGAGGATATTAAAATGAACCACGCTATCCATTTTTCTCTGCGGTATATCTATGGGTATTCTCTTGACCTGCGGATTATTGAAAAATCCGTCATCATAATACTTAAAACCCTCCCTCGGCCATAATAAAATAAAATACCATTTTGGCTCTTTTTTTATAATTTCCGTAATGACATTTTTGATAAAGACATAGCAACTATCGGCATTCAAATTCCGATAACTGCTGAACATAGGTGAAACAAGGATTATCATATATTTTTTCTTTCTTTCCAGTGGATAAGGGCGTGATATGACCTTGTGACTATTTCCAAATTTTTAATCCTATTATCCTGTTTATTATGATTTTTATGGTGGATAATTTCCTCTGATTTTAATTTTCTCCCCATAATTTTTTCTGCTATCAACCTATGTTCAAATTGCCCAGTTTTTGAACTTCCTATCCAAATATAACCCTTCCGAATTTGAAATGGTCTAGATTTGAAAATTCTTCCACATATTATTGAACAAGTTTTACGAAAATGAGCGTGAGATTTTCTAATAAAATAATCTTTTCCGCAAATTGAACAGATATTTCTATGATTATCTTTCCTCATTTTATTCCCAATTTAATTTTCTTAATATAACCCTCTGAAACCCAACCTCTCGGTGTTTTTTGGTCGCGTTTAGGTTTTCTCTTTTTTCGCTTGTGCTTCATTACAATAATTATCCAATAATTCCGAACTTGACCTGATTTTTTCTCCGCCTATGCCATAAATAATCTCTATGCCGTTTTTTTCACAAAATTCTTTCTCTGGCGTGTTCTCTGCCGTCCTATCTCCGCCTTTGGCAAAAACATTCGGCTTTAATAATTCCAAAGCATCAATAACATCATCTCTTTCGCTCTGTAATATCAACACATCATCAACGCAACCAAAACCTTTTATAATTTCCGACCTCTCATTCGCAGTCATAAAAACCCTGCCTTTCTTTCTTTTAAGCCAATTATCATCATTCAAAATCACGATTAAATAATCGCCCAACTTTCGCGCCTCTTGGAAACAGCGCAAATGCCCTATATGTATTGGGTCAAAACCGCCAGAGGTGGCAACTACCTTTTTTAATCCCAAAGGTTTTTCCTCGCTCATAAACTTTCCTTAATGATTACATTCGGAAATTCCTCTTTGATTTTCCGAACCTGATATCTTACTTTTTCTAAA